ATTATATATAAATAACACATAACCATTAATCATATAATTAATACCAATAAATCACTTATATATTTAATTAAAAATAATCCAATTAACATCTATACATTTAAGCTAATTAGGTGTATAATAGACACATATTAATTAATCACAAGATATTCAATAAGCACATCAGAAAACGGCTAATTCAGCTGAGTAAATTCCAAAAAAATTTCAAAAAATAAAAAAGAGTTAGGAGTTATAAATGCAGGGCAATGAATACCAAAAATTGGCTATGCGTACTAACGATAAAAAGGCATATCGTAGATTATATATTGAATTAACTGGCAAGCTTCCACTTAGTCCTATAACAGAAAGCAATGCTAAGTGTAGCAACATAAATGACATAGCAGGACTTCTTAATGGTGTCTTAGGTTTAACTGGCGAAGCTGGCGAGGTATCAGACCTCGTTAAAAAGGGCATATTCCACGAAAAAGGCATAGACTTAGAGCACCTCAAGAAAGAGTGCGGCGATGTAATGTGGTACGTTGCTATGATTTGCGAAGCTTGCGGATTCAGTCTTGATGATGTAATGCAGACAAACATAGATAAGCTTATAGCACGTTATCCGAATGGCTTTGATTCTTACAGAGCTAATCACAGACAGGCAGGTGATAAATAATGGGTAATCAGGATAAGCACTGTTACCAGTGCAAACATAGACATAAGTTATATTGTGAAAAGCCTTGTAATGCCTGTAATGGCAATCCAAATGTTGTAAAAGGCAAGGATAACTTCACAGAGCTTGAAACAGCAAATAAAAATGCGGTACTCTTTGAAACAAAAGAATAGCATATTGCCCCTTAGCCAAGTGGTCAAGGCACAGGATTTTGATTCCTGTATCGTGGGTTCAAATCCCACAGGGGTAGTTCAAGTGTTTAATTACACTTGTGCCTTTACAGGACTTATTGGTTTACTAGCATTAAGTCCTCCTTTCACCTCATAGCGAGAGCTGTTAAGGACTGTCAGATAGTCCGTGAGGTTTTGCGTATTATAAATACGCAAATAAAATTAAGTTATACCTATAGCGCAGCAGTTATCTGTATGGATAGACAGCGAGCGAAGCTACTTTCTTTGAGCCCAACTGCACGGGTAGAATGACATCCAAGCTTTGCCACGACCTGTTATAGGTGTCATAGCCTATACTGCTATTAAGACTAGCATTGTTTTTCAGTATCAACTATCCACCTTAATCGAAACATTTTCACAATGCTAGTCTTTTAAAACGATATGGAGAAGCGGCAACGATTGGCGGTGTTGCGGCAGACTGTAAATCTGTTCCCTTGCGGTAAACATTGTAGGTTCAATTCCTATCTTCTCCACTTTGCCGATATGGGATAAAGGTATTCCAGTAGCTTGCTAAGCTATCCAACAGAAATGTTGTTCGTGTTCAATTCACGATATCGGCGTTTTGAAAGCACTTCTTGGGTCTGCGTGCGTAATGTTGTTTGCAGACTTATCCTAGGTTAAGAGGTGTGAGTAAGTTGATGTGTGGCGGAATGGGTAAACGCTAATAGCAGATAGAATGAGCTAGTGGTTCGAATCCACCATAGCATAACCACAGGGGAATACCTGATTGCTAGGGGCTTGAAAGGACAGGAGTGCTTGTTTATGTGTGGTTCAAATCCACACCACATCAATTACAACAAACTAGGTGATGCAGACCGAAAAGCACAAGCCTTAGTGCCTGTTTGTTGTTTTGTTAATAAGGCAGTTATCAGAAAGGCAGGTAATAAATATTATGAATTTTGCAGAAAATGAAAATTCAAGAATACTTCCTAATATTCAAAGCCCTATAATCTATTTTCTTATGGATGAGGATGAGGTTGTTTATGTTGGACAATCTAAAATAGGATTAGCAAGACCATATTCACATAAAGATAAAAAATTCACCAAAATAGCAATTATTAATTGTAAAGAAAGTGAATTGGATGATAAAGAAACAGAATTTATCAAAAAATATAAGCCGAAATATAACAAGAAAGCAGGAAATAGTGATTATTCATACACTAGAATAAAAACAATAATCAAAAGTCAAACGAATATTCGTAACTTTAATGTGTATGATGTAAGAAAGCTTGTGACAAAACTTGGATTGAAAACTCATATTTTCAATGGGAGCATTTATATAAACGCGGAAGATTTTGATAAAATGTTTGCTTTTGTAAAAGAAACAAGTAATGGGGTTAAAAATAAAGAAGAATGGAAGAAAAAAGTATTTTAATTTAATTTGGTAAAATCAGTTACCTAGTGATTGCAACACGAAAAGAGTAACCTACGAACTCCTGGTAACTGTTTTTATATAAATCGTAGGGTTATCTATCGTAGGAGGTAAAATATGGCAGACATAAAAATAAAAAAAGCAGTAATTAGAGAAGATTTATTATCAATAACAAACGATTATAGAAAAGCAATCATTCTCAATCAGTTTATCTATTGGTCTGAAAGAGTTTCAGATGCCGATAAGTTTATCAAGAAAGAAAATGAGATTGCGAAGAACAATGGAGAAGAAGAAAGAGAGCTTTTCTATGGTTGGATATATAAAACAGCCGAAGAATTAGCCGATGAGGTTATGTTAGGCTTATCTGCAAGTCAGATAAGAAGATATATCAGCGATTTGGTGAATATGGGTTATATCTCAAAACGAAATAACCCTAAATATAGGTGGGATAGAACATTACAATATAGGGTAAATCTTGTAAATATTGCAAAAGACCTTAAAAAGAATGGCTATCCATTAAGCGATTATAAAATTGAAATTCCAGAAAATGAAAAAACCATTACGCACGAGTGCGTAATCAATAATGAGCCAATGAAAAATCAAACACAAGCTAGTGACGAAGCAATACCAAAGAGTACTAACATAGATTACTTAAACAAAGATTACAAATCAAATAGTACAGAATGTAATTCTCTTAACAGAGAACAATGTAATTCTTTTTTACCCAAAGATAAAAAAGCGAAAGAGTTTAAGCCGATAAGCGAATACTCTCAAAGTGATTGGGAAGTTGCCGAAGAAAGAATGATAAGTAGAGCTGGCAATATAGCTTATGATTGGACTAACGATAAAACGCTCAAAGAAAATACAGAAGCATTCTTTAAATACTTTTTAGATAAACACGGAGAATGTACCGGAGAATATCACTACCCATTAACAGATAAGGTTTTATCAAGAGTAGTAGATAACCTAACAAAAGAAACTGACATAGAGCGTGACGGATATACAGATACCTATTATGCGGCTATAAGTGATATGGACGATAATACAGACTACAAGATGTTAGTTGATGAATATTTCAATACAAAGTTTTCAGCACAATGTGATTACAGCTTAGTTCATTTTTCTTCTGAAAAGGTTTTAATTAACATTATGAATCACGCTTGTAAGAGTAGTTGGTGTGAAAGTAAGGAATGGTAAGGAGTGATTATTATGGCAGCAGGCGTACATCCACTAAACAAAGATAAATTCTATGAAGCAATTAATTTGTACATATCGGGGCAAGCTTCACAGGTAAAGGCGGCAAAAGTAGCAGGTTGCAGCGTGCCGACATTTAAGAAATATGCTAACAAGATATATGGCGGCGAGGAATTACCAGATAATTTATGGGGGAAGAAGTGATATGTGTAAGTTTTGCGAAAACATTTATACATCAGATTACAAAAACCCCGATTACAAAGATTATATATACAAGAGAGAAGATGGCGTATTTATTCACTTTACAACAGGCGATAGTTTTATGGATTTTGATTATAAAATCAATTATTGCCCTATCTGCGGTAGAAAGTTGGTGAAAGAATGATTAAAGAAGCATTGTTGGATATTTCAAAAGGATATGTCAAAGTTTTCTTTGATGGTAACCCAGTTGATAGTATATATAGTGTAGATGGCATTACAGACGATGAGTCTGGAATGAAAAAGATACAACTTACTTTTTTAGTGAAAGAAGTACTTTTTAAAGAATAACCGAAGAGTTTACTAATTTTGCAAAAGGGGGATTACTATGAAACATCAAAAAGAATGGCACACTTGTGACAGGTGCGGGAAAGAAATGACATTTTACAATGAGAAATACGCTCATTTTAAAACAGAAGAATTAGAGCCTTTACACGAGAAAACTACATACACGGCAGAGGATTTAGCAAAACAAACACTCCCAATGGCTATATGGAGAAACGAACACAGATATGATTTATGTTTTAAGTGCAGGAGAGAATTTGAGAGGTTTATGAAGAATGAATAATTGTAATCTTACCACTTGCCGATACAATGCAGACGGAAAATGCACGAATGAGGAAAAGAGAGAAGAATGTGTAAGAGTTTCAAAGGCTGTGCTGATGATTGATGGTTTGGCTGATATAGAAGCACCAGATAATCAATGGATTAAGAAGAAAAATCCATTTAATGTTTGCGACACAAATCCTAATTGTGAGTGCGACCCTGAAACTTGTGGATTTGCTGTTGAATATTCCTCATTTGAAGATATTAGCAAAGGAATACATAAATATATGTGCGGTCGTTATAAATGCAAATATCAGAAGCGGAAAGGCGTTTTGTGAAGATGATATATGTACATAATGAACAGACAGTAAGAACATTACAATGGGAATTGAATAAATTTTTGTCAGAAAATAAAAATGATATATTAAAAATTGACAGAAGAGGATTACCAATATTAGTTGAAATGAAAAATGGAGATACAGTTTTATTTATGACATTTATTGTTTTTCATAAGTGGGAAATTGGAAGAAGAAATTATAAAATAATTTAATGATATTACCGGCTAACAAATGGAGCTAGTCATTACATTACTTTAAGGAGCGAGATTATGAAAATATCAGAAATGAATAACTGCATTGAGAAAATGCGTGAGTGTTACAAGTTTGAGGATGATAAAACGGAAATAAGACTTGGCAATATACCAAGTGGTGGCTGTGACAGATGTGTAACTGTCGGTGCAAGGGATGAAAACGGAACACAGATTGAAATGACAAGATATGCGGATGAACTGAACAAGGAGTGAGATTATATGTTAATAGTCGCATTACAAGATGATGTAGATAACCTATATGCTATATGGAATACAGTTACGGACAGATTTTTGGGTGTTAATTTGGACAGAGACTTTGCAATGGACGCAATAATACAATATAAGCATTGTTCTATAGCAGAAGCTAATTCAAGACTAGACAACCCACAACCATTTTCTGACATTGCTAAGGCTATTTGCAATAGCAATATTAAAAGTGCATTAAATGTACTACGCACAAGATGTCACGAAAGTGCAAGAGACAGTTTTGATAAAGGTAATTATGGAATTTTACATATAGTTACAGCAGATGAATTAAAATAAGCAAAATTACCGGCTAACAAATAGAGTTAGTCGCTACCCTAAAACAGTTATAGGCAGAGGTCTATAAGCACCTTTGCTGAAAAGTGGAGGTGCTTTTCTTGAATTCCGAATTAAATCAACTGATAGATGATTGCGAAAAATACATATCCCAAAATGGAATAGATGAAAATATTATAGAAACCTACTACAACGTGTGCCAGCTTGCCAAGAATGAGGGTGAAATTGACACAATGTTAAAATGTACGGCTAGGACAAAAGAACTCATAGAAAAGGCTTGTATGCGTGATATAGGGCTATCTATGTGGGAGATAGAGAAGTTTGTCTTTAACAATAAAAGTTCCTTTGATTCGCTTGATAAATACTATGATGTATTACTGCTTGAAGCCCAAAGCAAAATAGTAGATAGTGCATTTATGTATCTTGAAAAGAAAAGAGAACCTAAAGAGCGCTTCTATATGCCACGCCGCAAACAATTCTTAAGAATGGGGCTAATAGAAGCTTTGCAGGGTATGATTGATGATAAATACGATATATTGTGCGTATCATTGATACCAGGAGCAGGAAAGACGACTATTGAAAAAATGTTTAATGCTTTAGTAGCTGGTTGGTTTCCTAATGATTTTTGCCTTTTTTACTCCCATTCCGGCGACATTACACGAATGTACTATGATGGCGTATACGATATTGTTACAAATGCTGATGAATATGCGTGGAACGAAATCTTTCCTAATTTGACAGTTACAAGCACTAACGCAAAGTTAGAACAATTTAATATCGGCAAATATAAGCCATTTCCATCTGTGCAATGTACATCTGTAGGAAGTAAGAATGCCGGTAAAGTTCGTGCAAGTAAGTTTTTACTTGTGGATGATATGATAGGCGGCATTGAAGAAGCACTTAATCCTATGGTGCTTGATAAGCTATGGGATAAATATGCAGTAGATGCTAGGCAAAGAAAAATCCAAGATACGGACGGACACAATTGTAAAGAAATACACATTGCTACGCGTTGGAGTGTACATGATGTTATCGGAAGAATACAGAATATGTACGCAGGAAACAAAAGAGTTAAGACTATTGCCGTACCAGATGTAGACCCAGTAACAGGCGAGAGTAATTTTGATTATGAGTATAGCGGATTTACGAAAGAGTTTTTTGCTGACCAACAGCTTTTAATGGATGAAATCTCTTACAGGTGTTTATACAAACAAGAGCCTATCGAACGTGAGGGGTTATTATTCCCAGATGATAAAATCCGCAGATACCTTAATCTGCCACACGGAGAACCGGAAATTATTACGGCACAATGCGATACAAAGGGAAAAGGTACGGATTATTTCGTATTGCCTGTATTGCAGAAACACGGAGAAGACTATTACTGCATTGATTGCGTATGTGACAATACAGCTGATTATGAAGAACAATACAGAAATGCCGCAGGAGTGCTTGTAAATAATAAAGTGCAAGAATGTGAGTTTGAGCGTAACGCCGGCGGCGACAGAGTGGCTATGGAAGTTAATAAGCGAGTTGAGAGTGTAGGTTGGATATGTAACATTACTGATACACCAACTGAAACAAATAAGGAAGCAAGGATATTCCAATGTTCCAACTGGATATTACAACATATTATTTTCAAAGACCAATCGCTCTATAAGCCTAATGAGCCATACGGAGTGATGATGTCACTATTAAAGCAATATTCAGTATCAGGTAAGAAACAACTAGACGATGTTCCAGATGTTTTCTCAAACTTTGCACTAAGAATGACACAAGGTAATAGAACAGCTAAAGTTGAAGCTGCTATAAATCCATTTAGGAGGTATTAATCTACTATGACAACTAAGGATTATCTGAATCAAATAAGTTATTACAACAAGATAATTGATAATAAATTGATAGAAATAACACAGTATAAAGAATTATCATACAGCATATCAGCAGTTGTTAATGAAGAAAGAGTCCTGTCATCATCAGATCCGGACAAAATAGGCTGTGGATATGTCAGACTTGAACAAATGGAAGAAAGCCTTGACAAACTTATAGATAAATACATTGATGTAAAAAATAAAATAATAGAGCAGATAGAACAGATAAACAACGAAGATTATTACACAGTATTGTTTCTAAGATATGTCAGAAAGTTTACATTTGAAAAAATTGCAAATGAAACAGACTGGTGTTGGCGACAGGTACACAGGATACACGCTAAAGCATTACAAGCCTTTGAAGATAAATATGGAAATGAATATTTATAAAAGATGTCATAGAATGTCACATTGCCGGCGTGGTATAGTATACCTGTAAGAAATTACAGAACTGTTTTTCATCAAATATTACAATCCTTTATCGGAAAGCACCGTTACTTAATTGTAGCGGTGTTTTTTGTTATGCAACGAGGTAGAAATATGATTTTTTATACAAACAAAGACAAGTCAATTATGTGTCCAAACTGCCATAAGTTCTTGACTAAGGCAGACAGCAAAGACCCAAGAACACATAAGCTGGCGTGCAAACACTGCCATAAATGGATATGGTATGTGCCTAACGATGATGATAATTTTCAGATTAAAGAAATACCGGACAGCAGAAGTTCAAGCGGTATGACATTTTATTAGGAGCAAGATATGAACACAATGTATTTTCAAGACCTTGTTAGAGGCTGTTATGGTAGAAAAATTGCATACACGAATGTAGATACAATAACTGCTAACAATGTTGTTAAGGTTATTGGAAGTACTATAGGCGTATTTAATTGGAATAAGCCAGTTATCAAGTATTTGTGGAATTACTACAAGGGAGACCAGCCTGTTTTATACAGAACCAAGCTATCTAATGAAGATATAATTAATAAAATTGTCGAGAATCACGCATATGAAATTGTTCAGTTTAAGGTAGGACAAACATATGGCGAGCCAATCCAGTTTATTAGCCGTAAAGATGATGAAGCTATCAATAAGGCAGTTGACATACTTAATGATTTTATGGCGGATGCCAATAAACAGGAGAAAGACATTAAAGCTGGAGAGTGGCAGTCGGCAACAGGTACATCATTCAAAGCAGTTCAACCTAAAAATGGAGATGTGCCATTCAGAATTGTAGCACCTACGCCAATGAACACTTATGTTGTTTACAATGAAAGCACAGAAGAACCTATGCTTGTTGTGCAGGAACTTAAAGACGAGGACGGAAATTGGTATAAAATGGCATTTTCCGACACTATGTCTTTTAGAATTGTTGACAGCAAAGTAGTTGAAGCAAAACTACATACATATGGCGAAATTCCTATTGTTGAGTTCCCTAATAACCACGAAAGAATATCTGATATTGAGCTTGTCATAGGTATGTTGGACGCTATTAATAATATGCAGTCTAACAGAATGGATAGTATACAGCAGTTTGTTGAGTATTGGGTTAAGTTTGTAAATTGCGAAGTTGACACAGAAACATTTGAAAAAATGAAAATGAACCACGCCCTTACGGTTAAATCTATCAATAAAGACAACAAGTCAGACGTTGAGATTATGACACAGGAGCTTAATCAGACACAATGTCAAGTTGCTAAGGATGATTTGCTCGATAATCTTCAAGCTATCCTAGCGATACCAAATAGAGAATCACAAAACTCTGGCGGCGATACACAGGGAGCGGTATCTTTGAGAGCCGGATGGGATTTTTCAAAAACTAGAGCAAAGCAAAAAGACCCTATTGTAAAATCCGCAGAGAAAAGGCTCGCGATAGTAACTTTGAATGTATTGCGATTATCAGGGAATGATTTAAAACTATCGCCAAGAGATTTTGATGTACAAATTAATCATAGTCCGTTAGATAATCTCTATACAAAGACACAAGCACTCGCACAAATGCTACAAGCAGGAATAAATCCAAGAATAGCGGTTGCAACGTGTGGATTATGGGGGGATGCGGAAAAAGTATCTTTACAGTCACAACCATATTTTGATGTTCTGTATAAAACAATAGATATGGTAAACAAAGAGATGAAAAAACAGCCAGAAAATAATCAACTTAATAATCAGCAAAATAAGGCGGTTATCGAATAATCGGTAGCTGCTTTTATTTTATACATTTTGCAGCTATGCGGTAAATAGCAGAAGACACAGCAGGAGCGACCTGCGGTAACAAAAGCGTGTGTTTAACGGAGGTAATTATGACAAGAGAAGATGTATTAAAACTTTTCCCAGAGGCAACAGATGAACAGATTACAAATCTTCTTAATCAGAACAATTCAGAAGTTGCTACGGAGAAAAACAAGGCAAAGCAGTACAAGGCTAAGGCTGACACAGCAGACGACTTACAGAAACAGCTTGATGAGATACAGGCTGGCAATCTGACGGAACTTGAAAAGGCAAATAAAGCCTTAGATACAGCTAATCAGCAGATAGCCGATTTACAGAAATCTAACGCTATCAGAGACCAGAGGGAAGCAGCTATGACTAATTTTAAGATTACTGCTGAACAGGCAAAGACAGTTGTTAAAGATGATGGAAGCCTTGATTACACCGAACTTGGCAAGATTATGTCCGAGAAAGAAACAGCTGCGGCACAGGCTAAGGAACAGGAGATTGCTAAACATCAGGATATTCCGGGCGGTGGCAGTAATAAAGGTGGTGCAGACAATAAGACAAACGCTGAAAAGATAGCAGAAAGTCTTATATCTAATGCACCTAAGAACAATGACGTTTTATCACATTACATTCAGTAATAACAGGAGGTAAGAAATGGCAAAGGAAATGAATATGCAGTATGAAAAGACTTCATACGCAGGAGATGTTCAGATTTTAAAGAGAGAGCCTAATGAAGCAATCCCACTGACACTTGATTTTGATGGCGTAACAACTACAAACGCACAGGGCAAGAAGATTGTCAAAGCAGGTACTCCAATCGGAGCAAATGGCAAGGCTGACAATACAGCCACAGTAGTAGGCATTTTAAGGTTTGATGTAACAGAGGACAGACCGCAGGGCGTACTGCTCAAGAAAGCATATCTTAACACAAAGGTAGCAGAAGCACACTCAGGCGTTACATATGACGCAACAGTTAAGACAGCTCTTCCAATGATTGTATTTGAATAATAACAGGAGGTAAATAGATGTTAATTAATGAAGTATTAGACAGTAAGTCTATTGCATTATCAGCAACAGAAAACGCTAGTAATCAGATACCTTATCTTGGTTTACAGTGGTTTCCAGAAAGAAAGAAACAGGGGCTTGATTTAAGCTGGATTAAGACACATAAAGGACTTCCAGTATCACTTGCACCATCCAACTTTGACACAATCCCAACAATTAGAGCTAGAGAGGGATTAGGCAAGGAAAAAACACAGATGGCATTTTTCCGTGAGGGAATGACAGTCGGTGAAGAGGAAATGCTTGAAATCGAGCGTATTCAATCAGCAGACGACCCTTACCTTGCAAGTGCTTTATCAAGCGTATATGACGATACCAATAATCTTGTAAGTGGCGCAGAGGTTGTTCCAGAGCGTATGAGAATGTCACTTCTTGCCACAAGTGCAGGTCATCCGGTAATTGCTATTGAAAGTGACGGTGTTCAGTATGCTTACGATTACGATAAGGATGGCTCATACGCAAAAGACCATTACGCAAAGTTATCTGGCACAAGTATGTGGAGCGATACAACCAATTCAAAGCCACTTACAGACCTTAACAATGCAAGAAAGAAGTTACAGAAGCAGGGCAAGATTGCTAGATATGTGCTTATGAACAGCAATACATTCCAATATTTGCTTGATAATGCACAGATAAGAAACTCAATCCTTGCACAGAACCTTACAGCAACTATTGAGGTTGACGATGATACTGTTATTTCAGTAGTGCAGAAGAGGACAAAGCTTACCATCGTGCTTTACGATAAGATGTACATTGATGATGATGGTAAGGAACAGTATTTCTATCCAGATAACAAGGTTACACTTCTTCCAGCTGGCAATCTTGGCAGCACTTGGTTCGGCACTACACCAGAAGAAAGAACTGCAAGACAGGTAGCTGATGTTGATGTAACAACATATGGCGTAGGTATTACAGTTGCTACAAAGACAGAGTACGGACCACCTATGAAGATGTCAACATTTGCTTCCGAGGTTGTACTTCCATCATATGAAAATATGGATAGCACATTCGTATATGAGGTTCATAGCGAAGAGTAGGAGGTGCAACTTATGATATATCCATATATAGTGATTCATAACGGAAAATGGTATAACGCAGGCGAAGAGGTTCCCGAAGAGGGGGCTTTTTTAGGTTATAGCAAGACAACCATTAATCGAATGTCTACATCTGATTTGCAGGCTTTTGCCGCAGAACAAGGTATAAGCAACGCAGAAGAACTTACAGGAGCAGAGTTAAAGAAGCTGTTAATTGAGAAATTAGGATTATAGGAGCTGAAATTATGGAATACACTACATTAGAGCAAGTTAAAATCAGACTTAAACAATTTCATATTGATACAGTCACAAACGATGATGATACAACATCTGATGTGGTAGTGTTCGATAGCAAAGAGGATAATCCAATAATCGAACAGCTTATTAAACAGGCTACAGAAGATGTAAAAGCAAGAAGAAATTACCCCGACAGCTACACGGATGAAATGATAACCGAGGACTTGAAGAAATTTGAGAGTGTTATTGTTAATCTGGCTGTCTATGACCATTCACAAGCGGGTGAAGCATTTATGGCAAGCTACAATGAGAATGGTGTCAACAGAACTTGGAGAGATAGAGACAGTTTATTTGTCGGGGTATTTCCATTTGCCAAAGTATTATAACGCCTATAGGGCATTACAGAATATTAAAGAAGATTGTGCGTTACCATTTTACTGATGTCGGCAATATGGTAGCAGGCGGTACACATTAAGGGTGGTGGGCAGTGTGCCATTATTAATTATGAAAGGCGGTATATCAATGCCAATAGCAGTAATTATAAGCATTATTTCAGTTGCTTTTTCCGTCTTTTTCGGACTGTTTACGTTGGGATTTAATCTTAAGAACAACAAAAAGTCTGACAATGCAGAACTTACAGAGCGTGTAAAAGAAAATACACGCATAAATATGAAACTTGACACAATATCAAGCAATACAACAGAGATAAAGAATGAAGTTACAGAAATGAGAAAAGAACTTAATTCTCACGATAACAGGATTATTAAGGTTGAGGAAAGTGTAAAGTCGGCACACCACCGAATAGACGGATTGGAAGCACGACTTAATGAAGATAAGGAGGTATAGCAGAATGGATATAACATCGGTAACAACAGTTGTAGCAATCGTTGTAATAACATATCTGATAGGCTTAGGAGCTAAGGCAATTCCACACATTAAGGATAATTACATTCCTATAATTGTAGGCGTTGCAGGCGGTATATTAGGCATTATAGGTATGTATGTAATACCTGACTTTCCGGCAAATGATATTCTTAATGCAATCGCAGTAGGAATTGTGTCCGGATTATCAAGCACAGGTGTTAATCAGATTTATAAGCAGGTAAAGAACAATGCTTGACATTAATAAGCAGGCTATGAAGTATTCACTTCAAGGACAGACAGTAATTATCTACGAAAGAGACGATGACGGCAATATCCTTTATGAGGGATATACCGATACAGAGGGTAACTTCATTCCTTATCTTGATGATGAGGGAAATAAGATACCTAAAGTTCTTGAAGAGAAAACGGGCTTTTCAGAGCCGGTCGATTTCAAAGCCAACATATCATTCAGCGGCGGAGAAGCACAGACCAAGGAATACGGCTTTGATACAGCCGATTTTGACGCGGTTTTACTAACAGACAAAGGAATGTACCCTTTGAAAAAAGGCGACCTTATCTGGCTTGATAGCAAGCCTACATACACATCTGATGGACTTGTTGATGAAACATCAGCAGACTTCACGATTGTAGGCATTAAGCCAGCATTATATTCAACTAAGTATATGCTTAAAGCAGTTGTAAAGTAGGTGCATCTATGGCAAGACATACAATTAATATATCATTGTCTGAAAAGTCCGTAAATGAAGCTATCAGGCAGCTACAACAGTATAAGAACTGGCTTATCAAAAAGACTTTACAGCTTGTCAAAGAGCTTGCAGAAGTTGGAATACCTGTTATAGATGAAAATATGGCAAAAGCAAGTTATACATATGATGAGAAAGGTGTTCGTAGCGGTTCAGATACAAGCCATCACAGTTATGTTGAGATAAAATCTGTTGGAGAATATGCCGAAGCAAAATTAATTGTAGAGGGCAAAGAACTTATGTTTATAGAGTTCGGAGCTGGTGTATTCTACAATGGAGCGGCTGGAAGTAGTCCACACGACAAAGGTGTTGTTAATGGTATGGTTATAGGCTCATACGGCGAACATCACGGCATACAAAAAGTGTGGGGTTACTATGACGATGACGGAACCTTAGTTCTTACACACGGCGTAGAAGCACAAATGCCTGTTTATAAGGCTGATATGGAAATCATACAGAAATATGTTGAGGTAGCAAGGAGAGTATTTAGTTAATTTTAACCCATTCTGCTCTATAACCTATTATATCAAGAATTTCTATAACTTCATTATAAGTAAAACTTTCTTTGCGAAAGCGATTACTAAAATTTTGAAAAGAAAGATGTGTTCCGTGCCTACGATTTAATTCAGCATTTACTTGTGACATAGTAAAACCTTGAGATACAATAAGACCTTTTAATTCGTCTTTTAACATAAAATCAACTCCTTTATATTATTTTTAATATATTATCATAATAAAATTAAATTGTAAAGTTTAATAAAACGCTTGATAATTATAATATATTGGTTTATAATTAAATTATAAAATTTAATTAAAGGTGATATTATGGGAAAAGCGATTGATTTAACAGGGAAAAGGTATGGCAGATTAATAGCTGTTGAAAAAGTGAAAAATCCAAATGATAAGCACCACGCATACTGGAAATGCAAATGTGATTGTGGGAATTTTATTATTACAAGAAAAGACTCTCTCGAAAATGGACACACAAAATCTTGCGGTTGTATAAGCGCGGAGAAAGGCTATCATAATCACGGATACTCACACGAAAAGTTGTACAGCATTTATTATGGTATGAAATACAGATGTTATAACCCAAACTGTGATTCATATTCATTATATGGTGGCAGAGGAATAAAAGTATGTGATGAATGGTTAAAAAATGTAGAAAATTTTATTAATTGGGCTTACAAAAATGGGTACGATAATAAAAAGACTAAAGCTGAACAATCCCTTGACAGAATAGATGTTAATGGCAATTATGAGCCATCTAATTGCAGATGGGCTGATAAAGATGTTCAAAATTATAACAAAAGATGTACAAGAAAGATAGTTATAAACGGAGAAGAAAAAACATTACTTGATTTACATAAAGAATATGAAATATCAATGACTACATTGAGAAGTAGATATCAAAGATATTTAAAAGGTTTATGTACTGTTGACGAATTAATTCAGAATACAAAAATAATAAATAAGCCCCAACAGATAATTATTAGGGTTGGTGAAGAAGAACACAATTTGACAGAATGGGAAAAAATAACAGGCACATCAAGAAAAACCATAATTCATAGATATAGAAAAGGGGCAAGAACATATGAAGAGTTATTTAAGAAAGGTCGCTGAAAAGCGACTTTTTCATTTTGCAAGAAGCGATAATCTTTACATAGCAAGAGAGGTGTTTAGCTAATGGCAAATGCAAACGATTGGGCGACAGACCTTGAAAACACAGTCACAGCACTTGTCAAGGCTAAAACCCTAACACAATTAAAGAAAACATACCCAAAGATAGTCATAACCAATGAGGGAGAAAACAGCGGTCAAGCAGTATTTCCAACAGTATACATTCATTTACTGCCAGCAGTAGAACAAGGACAAACACTTGACGGACAGACAATAAACGCATTGTTAGCAACATTTCAAGTGGATGTTACCACTAACACAAGCAAGTCCGATTGTCGTAAGGTTATGACAGTAATTACGGATACATTCAAGACAATGAGATTTCAAGGCAATGCAATGCCAGAGTTCTCAATCAGCAATAAAGTACATAAGAGTACCGCACGATTTAGGCGGTTAATCGGAGCAAATGACAGATTATTGTAACAAAGAGCGGAAATGCTCTTATTTTTTTGCAAATTTTTAGGAGGTAGACAATGGCAGATGCAGTAGCAGGATTAAGTACACTGGGCGTTACTTTCTCTTATGGAGTTGAAACAACAGCAGGTACAAAGCCAACATCATTCAAGTTACTTACAAGAATTAATTCTATTGATGAAATTACAGTAACACCAGAAGCGATAGACGCTTCAGCACTTGAAGATAAGCAGACAAGAAACATTGCAGGCAGAGATACAGTCACAGATACAGTTGCAGTAACAGTTAATAAGACAGACGCAACTATTGAAGAATGGAAAACTCTTATTACAGCATACAATGGATTAACAGGCGGTAAGAGAATGTGGTTTCAGGAGATTACTCCGGGCATAACAGACGCGGAGTTCTTTGTAGCACAACCACCATCAAAGTTACCAATCACAAGTAAAGAGCAGAACGGGCTTCTTACAATGGCTATCAACCTTATTATTGAGGATATGGTAGGAACAGATACAGCAGTAACCCCAACATCGGGGGAATAATGAGCTATTCGACTAAATCAAAAAAGGCTGTGTCGGATAGCGTAGAAAACGCCAAAACAGCCGACTACACATCATATCTTGATGATGTAACAGAATAATTAATTTAAAAGGCAGGTGCGGTGTAAAATCCGCACCTTTCCCTATATGGACGATAGGGTGGGAAAGGGTAAAAATTATGATGAATATTAATGTAAATGGAAAAGAATACAAAGTTGAGTTTAGCTTCGGTGCAGCAGAATGCAAGGAAATTGTGCAGAAAATGTTTTCTGTCGTTAATGGTTCTTACTTACTTGCACAGACAGATAAGAGTGTTGCACAGGCTTCCTTTGATGGATTGGCAAATATGACAGCAGATGTGCCAGAGATTTGCATTTTAGCCATTTATGCAGGCTGTATTGACAATAACCCAGTAACTATGGATGAAGCAAAGGAACTCACTAGAGCATATATTACAGAGAAGAGAAAGACAGATAAGAGTTATGGATATAGAACATTGTTTGAAGAAATCAAGAAAGCGATGGAAGATGATGGTTTTTTCGAGTTGAGCGGAATAACAGCGATGTTAGAGGAAATGGCGAACAATGTGGAAGAAGCGACACAGGAGCAGAAGAAGCCGACAGTAGTTCCACAAGACCACAAGAAAAAGCAGACTTCCACAAAATAATCTGGGAAGAATACTTTGTTTTAGCCAGTTCACTAGGCGTTAGTTATTCAGACTTTCTTAAAATGACACCTAAAAAGCTATGGGCTGTTGTAGAGGGTAAGAAACTTGAAAGGCAACGAATGGATTCAGATATATGGCTTGCGATAGGTAGTTACATACTCCCAGCAATCAAGATAGGTGTTAGAAGTGGTGCTTGGGGTAAAGGCGAGCTTGAATACCCAGACAAGCCTATTTATAGAGATATTAACAAAAAAGAGAACAGCAAAGATGAAATACAAAGAAAGAGAGAAGAGTTTGTTTTGAATATGAAAATACGAAAAGCAAACTGGGATTTAACACACCCTAAAAATGATAAGCCGGAGGTATGAGCGTGGAATTAGATTCATTAGAAGTCAAAATTACCGGTACTGCCACTAAAGCTATCAATTCTGTTGATAAACTGATAAATCAGCTTACAAGGCTGTCAACATCACTTGCGACTGTAAATGGTTCATCATTAAGCAGTCTTGCGAGCGGTGTTAGTCAGTTAGGTTCTGCTATGCAGAATATGAACGCAGGGACAGCAGATTTTACCCGACTTGCTAAGAACATCACAAAGATAGGTTCTGTTGATTCGGTTGCACTAACTAACACAGCTACATCACTTCAAGCTGTCACAAAGGCAGTTGCAAGCATATCAGCTATTCCGCAAAATGCAACACAGGTCACAGAATTTGCAAAGTCACTTGGTAAGCTAGGCAGTAAGAGTATAGAAAATGCCGTTGTAAACATTCCAAAGCTAGGCAATGCTTTAAATGGCTTAATGACAACGCTATCAAGAGCACCAACAGTAAGTCAGAATGTTATTCAAATGACTAACGCATTGGCTAATCTTGCTAGTCAAGGTAGCAAGGTGGGTACTTCTTCAAACTCACTTCAAAAGTCACTGTATGGCGTTTCTACGAGCGTCAGGACAGCGACTAAGAGCAGTTGGAACTTGGCAAGTGCGATAGGTAAGTTTTATGCCACTTATTTTATGGTAATTCGTGGCAGTAAGAAACTTATAGAAGCCATCAAGTCAACAACAGATTACATTGAAGCGTTCAACTATCAAGCGGTTGCGTTTGGTAAGATTGGTTCAGAATGGGATAAAGATTACGAAAAGTACGGATATGATAACGCAACAGCATATGCAGAGAGCTTCCAAAGCAGAGTAAACGATACTCTCGGAAAGCTGTCTGGTTTAAAAGTTAATGTTCAAGGTGGCTTGCTTGAAGAAAGCGGAGTAAAGAACTTAGGACTTAACATACAAGAGATAACACAGTATGCTTCACAGTTAGCTTCTGTTACTAATTCGTTAGGACAGACAGGCGAAGCAACAACGGCTATAACAAAGTCAATGACAATGCTTGCGGGCGATATAAGCTCACTTTTCAATGTGGACTATTCAACAGTAGCACAGAACTTACAAAGCGGTTTAATCGGACAATCGAGGGCATTGTACAAGTATGGTATTGATATTACCAATGCTACATTAGCGACATATGCTTATAACTTAGGCATTTCTAAGTCTGTATCAGAAATGACACAGATGGAAAAACAGCAGTTAAGAGTGTTAGCAATATTAGACCAAAGTAAAGTATCTTGGGGTGATTTAGCCAATACGATTAACAGCCCAAGTAATATGTTACGCCAGTTCAGTAACAATATGAAAGAGGTAGGAATGGTAGCAGGACAGCTATTTATCCCAATTCTTTCAAAGGTTATGCCGGTTGTAAACGGAGTAGCTATTGCAATCAAAAGATTATTAGTTGGTCTTGCTTCTTTAATGGGCGTAAAGATTGACTTTGAAAGCTTTGGTCAAAGCGGCTATAAAGATACATCAGACGGCTTAGAAGATATTTCAGACGGCTACCAAGATGTAGCTGATTCGACAAAGAAAGCCACACTATCCCTTATGGGTTTTGATGAAATTAATAAATTACAGGACGATACAAGCTCAAGCAAGGGTTCAAGCGGCGGCGGTGGTAGCACTATTGATTTGACAGACGATATTGCTAAGGCGGCGGCAGAATATGAAGCGGCTTGGAATAAAGCATTTGCCAATATGGAAAATTCGGCAGTTGCTTGGGCTGATAAGATAGAGAAAGCACTTGAACCTGTTAAACAGATTTTTAAAGATTTTGCAGTTGGTGATTTCTTTAAGGCAGGTCAAGATACATCTAACCTAGTGGCAGGAATACTTAACTGGTTTGCAGATGCCATTGATAAAGTCCCTTGGTTTAAAATCGGTCAGAAAATGGGTGATTTCCTTGCAGGCATTAATTGGACTAAGGTGTTTAAATCGGCGGCTAAAGTGCTTGTGCAAGGCTTAAAAGCGGCTATTGAATTATACTTAGGTATGCTATCTAAAGCACCTATAGAAACACTTCTTATATCGCTTGTGGCAGTTCCTAAAGTGCTTAAGGCGATAGGTGGTACAAATGTAATAAAAAGCATAACTAAAACGTACAATAAGCTTAATTCTCTAAGCAAAGCAACAGAAGATGTAGTGTTAGCGACAAAGTTATCCAAAATGGGATATGATGAAACAGCGGCTACACTTCTTTCTTTCCACCCTAAACTTACAAAGGTTACAACAAGTTTTAAGGACTTTGGAAGCGTAATTAAGGATAAGGGATTATTCACAGCTTTAAATGGCGGAATAACTGCTGTCAGAGATAATATGACACTATTCCAAAAAGCATTACTTGGCGGAGTATCAGCTTTTGGAGAATTTAAGCTTATCGAGAGCGGTTTTACTGATATAGCTAGAGGAAGTGACAACCTTGTAGCTTCAATAGCTAAGATAGCGGGCGGTGCGGCTATCGGTGCGGCAGGATTATACACAGCTTTCGGACCGGCAGGATTGGCTATGGCGGCAGTTGTGGGAATTACAGGTGCAATCAAAGGCTTTATTAAAGTCCAAGAAGAAATACCAGATTACTTGTCTGGATATGAGAGCGTAAGAAAAGAAGTTAGCAAGACTACAAGCGAAATAGAAAAGTCTGTAGCTTCAATAGAGGAAACGTGGAAAAACAATTCCTCTGTTGATGAAATAGAAGCATTAAAGACAAAATATTTTGAATTAGCAGACCAAACTAACCTAACAACAGAACAGCAAGAATTACTTAAGGATATAGCAGGTAAACTTGTTGATAAAGTACCAGAATTATCGAAAGCCATAGATACTAACACAGGATATTATTCTGGAAATAGGCAAGAAATAGAAAAGCTTATAGAAGACAAAGAAAAAGAATACAGACTAGAAGCTTTAAGAGAAGAATACATTGAATTAGCAAAAGAGGAATACAAAGCTAAGAAGAACTTAAGAGAAATGGAAGATGTACTTGCGGACAGCAAAGATAGACTTAACGAAAAGCAACAAGAATACAATGAACTCACTTACAATGGTGCATTATCTGTGTTAGAAATGACACCGCAAGAGGCAGATGCGGTTGCAGGACTGCAAGTAGAAATAAGGCAACTTAACGGCGAAGTAAAAAAGAACCAGACGGAAGTTGATAACGCTAGAAACGTAGCAGATAGAGCAACAAATGATATGCGTTATTGCTATGAAGCATTGGGAGATACTGCACAAGAAGTTGCAGAAAAGACACGGCAAGAAGTTAGCAACACGGCTAACACAGCTAAGTCAGAATTTGAAACAGCTAAAAATGAGATTAACAGCAAGATAAATGCGATAGGCACGAACACAGAAAATGTATTCTCACGTATGGGAAGTGTTGGTGCTAATGCAGGTTCATCATTAACAAACAATTTTGCTAATAATATTGATGATATACCATATAGAGCTAGAAGCGCATTTAACGCTATTATAGATAGAGTTAATGCAGGTGATATAGGCTATGATACTGGTACAGAACTTATGAACTCATTGGCAGATACCATTGATAATAATTCTTGGCGAATTCGCAGAGCTTTAAGTAACTCATTTGAAAGCAATTTTAGCGGTGAAATACTTGATAGTGAGGGAAATGTATCAAGAAGTGCATTTCAGATAAGAATACCTAGAGCATATGCAACGGGTGGTTTCCCAGAAGACGGACTTTTCTTTGCTAACCATAATGAGCTTGTCGGAAAATTCTCTAACGGAAAGACAGCAGTTGCAAATAATAAACAGATTACAGACGGTTTTAAGCAAGCTTTTATAGAGGGAATGGCAACGGTATTTGCCAATGCAAACTTCGGACAACAGGGCGGTGATATTGTAGTGCAGATTGACGGACAGGAAGTGTTCAGAACAACACAGAGATATGCCAATCAGTATACAGCTATGACAGGACAGCCAGCGTTTAACATTTAATTGAATAATCTAATCCATTGTGATACACTTTAAGCACTATAAAAGCAAAGGGGTGTATTGCAATGGATAAAAAAGATAACAAAAAGAAGCTACAGGAGATAGCGATTGCAGTATTGGCAGGAATAGTATTTGTTACAGCATTATTTATTATTAATAATATAGCTGAAAGCGATAATAAAACAATAGCAAATACACAGCCTACAACTACAACACAAAAAGCTACTGAAAAAACCACAGCGGCTACAATACAAAAGACAACACAAGATACATATGATAAACTGACAAAATATAAGGCAGGCACTTACAAAGTAGGTAAAGATATTCCAAACGGTGATTACTATTTGCAATCATTAACAAGCAAAGGTTCGGCTTATTTTGGCGTATATGCAGACAGCAATAAAACCAAAATAAAGTTTAATGAAAATTTCAAAGGCAATATGTTGATAAGTGTAGAAGATGGAGAATATCTTGAACTAAACAAGTGCAATGCGATACCTCTTTTAGAATTCAGACAGTATTACACAACCAAAACTACTCTTGATAATTGTATGTTAGAGGTTGGAATTGACATAGAACCAGGAGAATATAAACTGATAGCCACATCATCAAGAGGATATTATTGTATCTATGATGATTTAAGGCAAAGCCACATTGTAAGCAATGATAACTTTGACAATCAGACGTATTGCACAGTTCGAAAAGGACAGTTTTTAATACTTAATAATTGCAAAATAGATAAATAAAAAACAGAACAAGTTGAATAGACCTGTTCTGATTAGCACGTATGAGTGAATGCAAATTAACTCATACCAATAATAACAAATAAACAGCAAAATGACAAGGACATTTCACTTAATCGTGAGGTGTCCTTTTTGTGTGCTTGGAAAGTGAGGTTTTACTATGAATTTTATACAATACATAAAGCAAGTGTGGAAAGCTAAGCCTATTGGCGGTACTCCATTTAGTCCAGACAGACTTAATCATATGGAAGATGGAATTAAGAGTAATAATGATATGATAAGTGAACTAAACAGCAATATAGCTAATAGTGACATTGAGGGAATATTTAATTACCTAGGTCTTGAATTAATCATATACCACAAATTGGGCATATGTTACCTGCATTCCAGCGGCAGATTAACTCAAGCATTTCCAAAAGAATGGACCACAATTGGTGAAATAAGCAATATAAATTACAAAGGTTATGGACACTTAGCCGCTAATACTAGCGGAAAAATAATAAAATTTGCATATATAAATGGAACTCTAAGTGCATATGCACCAAGTTCAACAAATGCGATTGAATATGTACATGACAGTTGCGTACTTATCTGAATTAACTATTTACCAATTTTTAATTATTAAACTTTAGGGTAATCAGAAAAAAATAAATTATAAAGCTGTACACAATAAAATTTCCACATAGCCATTAAAGTATGTGTTACTACCTGCCCACCCACCAACTTGGCATATATGTCCATCTGATATACCAACCATTGTGTAAGTAATACCAGCATTTCTTCCTAAGTGTTGCCCACATATACCTATTGCTTTATAGCCGGTAGGTAGCGTGAATTCCTTTTCTATTAGGAACGGCTTGTTAGCTTCAATTACTGCATTATCGTAACTAACCTTGATTACTTTAAATAAATTATAAGAATTGCTGTTTAGCTTGCTTATCATATCGTTATTATTCTTAATTCCGTCTTCCATATGGTTAAGTCTGTCTGGGCTTATTGAAGTAAATATATAGAAAAGAGGTGATTGAATGATAAGCGCTGTAATTATCGAGGGAGTAACATTCCCAGTAGCATATAACGGCTACACATACAGCAGAAATAAGATATGGTCTAAGAACACAGGAAGAAACGATTATGGAGAAATGGTAGGCACAATCGTGGCTATTAAAGACAAAGTAGAGCTTCAATTACCGCCATTAACAGGAGAACAGGCATTATTGCTTGATAATGTGATTAGCGACATAGATAACCCATTCCCAACAGCACAAGTCCTGTTCTTAGGCGGTCAACAAAAGAAAATGACAATATACACAGGAGATGTGACATATCCGTATCTCACAAGAGCAAAGAATGAGGATGGATTAATAGTCGGAGCAAAATTGAGTTTAATTCAGAAATAAGGAGATTAACTATGAAAATAACAGGAAATGAAGTTTTAGCACATTATGAAGCACTTGCAAGTGTAGCACAGCTTAAAATGGGTGGCAGATTAGCAGTTGCCATTATGTCTAACATTAAGATGTTAGAGCCACACTTTAAGGCAGTCGTGGAAACGATAGAAAAGATACGCGAGGAAAATAAAGATAACAACGATAAGATAAAATCAGAACTTGAAGAACTAGGAGAACAGGAAATAGAAGTATCTGAATACACAAAAGTTGATATAAGCGCATTTGATAGTTGTGAAGCCATTGAGCCAGCTAACATTATCGCACTTAGCTTTATGATTAACGATTAATCAGCAGAAAGGAGCAATCCAATAAATGAAAAATATTAATTGGGGTGCGGATTTCAATTTGCTGTATGCAAGATATTACAGCAAATATTTAGTTGACGGAAAAGAATACAATCAGACACTTAATGAGTTTAAGTACAGCAACATAATCAATCCGAACAATAGCATTTCCATAGGTAACACTTGCAGTAGTAGTGTTACCTTTTCTATTTATAATCCAGAAATCACGCTTGAAAATAAGGATATAACTATTTTTGAGGGCGTTAAGGGTAATAGCGGAATTGAGTATGTACAGATAGGCATATTTACTGTAACTAAAGAAGAGAGCAATGGCGAATACACTAAGTACACAGCTTATGACAAGATGTACAAAGCTGAAAAAGGTTATTTTTCTGAATTGACTTATCCTAGTACGGATAAAGCTATTTTAGAGGAAATCTGTACAAAGCTAGGCATACAGTTAGCAACTAGCATAACAAACACACATACAATTACAGATAAGCCACAAGGCTATACAATGCGTGAAATGATTGGCTATATGGCTACGTTACAAGGCTGTAATGCGGCTATTAATTCTGACGGAAACCTTGAAATAAAGTGGTACAAAGATAGCGGTTATGTGCTTGACGGACATCAATACTATCAGCAAGGGGTTACTTTTACCACTAGCAAAGATTTTACGATAAGAAAGCTGACTTGTAACAACACAAAGTCTGGTGATAAGGAAACTAGCACAATCACTAGCGGCAGTGGTACAACTGGACTTAGCTTTGCTAATCCATTTATGACACAAGCTAACTTAAATGAGATTTATAAAAAGATAGGCGGCTTTCAGTTTAGACCGCTTACAGTTAAGTTTGTCGGTGACTGGCGGCTTGAAGTAGGCGACATTATAACTGTTAATAAGGGCGGCGTTGATTACAAAGTGCCTATAATGCAGATAACACACGAATGTGATGGCGGCTTAATGGACACAGTTACATCTATCGGACAATCTGACACAGAAAACAGCAATATAGCCGCTGGACCGATAACAAAGCAAATGGAACGATACTACGCTGATTTAGTCTTAATCAACAAGGCAGTTATTGAAAATGCTGATATAACTAATGCCAATGTTGAGAACTTAAAGGCGCATCAAGCGTATATAGACCAATTAAAGGCTAATAAGATTGAAACTGTCACAGCGGAAATTGTTAATTTGACGGCAAGTAAAGCTACGATTAATGAAGCTAATATCGCTAAGTTGCAAGCAGATTATGCACAGATAGGTGTATTAAACGCAGACGTAGCAGACATTAAGACTTTAATGTTTGGTTCTGCGACAGGTAAAAGTTTAACAACAGAATTCGCTAATGCAGTTGTAAGTGTTATCGGCAATGCACAGATTAAAGACGCTATGATTGACAGCATAGCTGCAAGCAAGATTACAGCACTTGACCTTAACACTACTAAATTTAAGGTTCATAGTGAAAATGGAATGTCTTATTGGCAAGACAATACAATTATCATCAAAGATACTGACAGAATAAGAGTTCAAATAGGTAAAGACGCTAATTCGGACTACAATATGTATGTCTGGGATAAAGCTGGCAATCTTATGTTTGATGCCTTAGGACTTACTGAAAAAGGTGTTACGAGGAAAGTTGTTCGTGATGATGTTGTTCAAGATAATGCTAATATCAATGCAAGCAAGCTGGATATTGAAACACTATTTAATGTTATCAATAACGATAACACCCATACACTTAAGAGCAATAAAATTTATCTGGACAACGAGGGGCAGACACTTAATGTCATTATGCAAGCTATAACAAGTGGTGCTGGCAAAGATTATACTCAATGGGGCGGTATGATGAAAGTTGCTAGTGATTTTATCACTAACAAGTTGTGGTGGACTGAAAATGTTGACAACGAAAGCATTAAGACTAAGTTTTCTACTGTTAATCAGAAACTAGATAGCTACGAAATCACGTTATCCGACTTATACCAACAAACGAACGATAATTTTATGGTGTATACAGTTACAGAAACACCTAACAAAGATAATTACCCAGCTATTGATTGGTTCATACCTATTTATCCGTCAGATGATTTGTTTCCAAACGATAATCTTACTTGGACTTATAGCAATGATGAATACGCAAAATATCACGGGGCAATAGCATACAACGAAACAGCTCAAAAAACTTGGCGTTGGGCTAAAGATGATAAAGGTAATTGGGGTTGGAAAGAGGTATCTAACACACAATTAGCTTATATGCTTAATCAGAACGCTAGTCTTAAGATTAATCTTAATAGCATATCAACAGAATTAACACAGACAAAGAAAAATCTGACAGATAATTATAGTACAACAACTACTATGATTAACAAAATTACGCAGGAAATTAATGATAATGGTTCAAGTATTAGTTTGGCACTTAGTGGAACTTACGCTAAGTCAAGCGATTTAGAAAGTTATGCAACTAAAACAAGCCTTGATTTATATATCAAAAAAGACCCTAAAACAGGCGAGCTTAAGAGTGCTATCGAAGCTATTGCAGATACAATAAATATTACTGCAAGGGGTGGGCTTAATTTAAGTGGCAACAGGTTTACATTAAACAGCACGAACACCAGCATTACAGCAGACGGAACTATAACTTGTAGCAATCTGATTGCCAACGGCGGAAACGTTGGCGGCTGGAAAGTGTCTAAAGATTCAATAAGTACAATATTTAAGCAGAATAATGACTTATTCAGAATTGCATTACAAATACCTGGTGATATTACACCATATGTTTTTTCGGTTTTTCACGGAACTGCAGATGAGGGATACAGCAAAAGTCCTAATTTTTATATAAGTCAAACTGGTAAACTATATGCAACTAACGCACAAATTACAGGAAGCGGCTATTTTTCGTCTGGCACGATTGGAGGCTGGGACATCAGCAAGTCTTCTATCTATAAAGATTACGGCAAATATAGAACTTATATACAGGCACCCGCTAATTCCGAAGCTTGGACATTCTCTTGCCAAGAAGAAAGAGATGGGGCATATTATGGTAATTGGTACGTTCGTGCGGATGGATATATGTATGCTTCTAAAGGTCAAATTGGCAATTTCTCAATTGATAATGGTATATTGTCGACATATCAAAATAATGGAATTAAAGGAATGTCGATAGACCAAAATTACATTAAATTCTATTCTTGGGTCGACGATTACGAAAATTATGTAGGTTCGATAACTACAACAAGATACTATACTAGCAATAATGAAGTAAGAAGAGCTTTAGTGCTCAATGCAGATTATGGAGATGTTGTCGGAATAAATTGTACCAAAGAGAAAACAGAAAATACGGAATACGAATTCGTTATAAGAATAAACAACGATTTAAACAAATCATTAGAGTTTTTTTCGCCCAATATTTCGATGAATGGCGGTTACCAAGACAATATTAAAAAACCAACGACACTTACAGTATATTGCTATAATCCAAATTCGGGAAAAGACACACAAAATGTCAGAATTACAAATACAGAGGACAGACACTACGAGAACTGCGAACTGTCAGTATATGGAAGTACATACATAGGATATGATTTGCGATGTTTCGGGTCAATTTATGGAACAATTGCTTCTGATTCAGACGAGAACGTAAAAAAAGATGTTCATTTATTGAATTCAGAAGACTCTTCTGAATTTATCTACAATTTAAAACCTTGCGAATTTAAAATGATTAACGGTACTTCTAATCGCTACCATCACGGATTTATTGCACAGCAGGTTAAAGAAACTATGAAAGATGACTGGGGATTATTTATCGATAAAAAGATTAATAATGATAACTACGAAACACAAGTCTCAGACGAAAACGGAAATACAACTAAAGAGCTAACAGCAAGATACGCATTACGCTATGATGAATTAATAGCGGATATAGTTGCGACTGTACAATCGCAGAATATGCGTATTAAAAAATTGGAAAAGCAATTAAGCAATTAAGGACATCTTCGGGTGTCCTTTTTTAATGCGAATTAGGAGGTAAAACACAATGTTAGACATCAACTCATCAATTCAGAAGAACGGAACATTATCCGTTCAAAACTCAGACGGGGCACTTAAACAGGTAGCTTATCTGTCAGCTACAATCAGCGAAAGCGGCACAGTTAGTATGTCAGCTAGCTTCAATGACTTTGCGGCATACTTGGCAAATGATATAGCACTAGACAGCGAGCTTAAGAGCTTTCTTGATGGTGTTAAAAACACATACAAGGCAACATACAGCACAGAAGATAGCACAGTTGGTTCAGATGTAACAGGAACAGTAGAAAGTGAGGTATTTTAATTATGATTAAATGTGGAGATTTTTCAGCGTGGAATGGTGTAGTTGACTGGAACAGAGTTAAGGCGGCAGGACTTACTCACGCTATTCTTAAGGTTATCAGACGTGATTTTGACCCAGATAAGCAACTTGAAAACAACTGGAAAGGCTGTCAGTTAGCAGGTGTGCATATTTGCGGTGTATACAACTATGTTTACACACCAACAGTAGAAGAAGCTATTGCGGCGGCTAACAGAGTGCTTGAAGTGCTTGACGGACGTAAGGTAACTGTCTGGATGGACGTTGAAGATACTTGTATGCGAAACTTAGGTTCAGAGCTTATTGATATTATCAAGGCTTACAAAGAGGTTATTGAGGGTGCAGGATATGACTTTGGCGTATATACTGGCTTATCATTCTATGGTAGTTACATCAAGCCCTATACAGACCCTAGCGACTTAGATTGTCCGTTCTGGATAGCACGTTACTACTTAGGATATGATGAAATGCAGTTAAATGATGATGTTAACGCAGATAAGACACCCAGTATCGACCATTATCTTGCGGGGTGGCAGTATACTTCTAGCGCAAGAATTGACGGTGTAGACGGAGTTTGCGACTTATCAGAATTCTATGGCTTTCATAATGAAGAAGATAATACAGAAGATAACAGCGAAGAAGATAACACAGAGGATAGCACAGATGAACACGTATATGCTACATACGCCGCTTATACCGATAGATGGTGGGGTGAAGTAGAAGATAGAGAAGATTGGGCTGGTGCAGGCGACAATAAAGCTATCACAGCACTTATTATCAAGGTTAGCAGAGGTTCAGTTAAGTACAGAGTTCACTTAAAGGGCGGAGATTGGCTTCCTTATGTTACTGGCTTTAATTATGACGATTACGATAATGGCTATGCAGGTGACAAGAAGCACGAGATTGACGCAATAGAAATCATTTACTATACACCAGAGGGCGAGCCTTGGAAGTATGCTAAGTATATGGTATCTGTATTTAACAACCGCAACTTCTATCCAGAACAGGTAGATGATGAAACATCTAACGGAATGGACGGATATGCAGGCGTTATGGGTAATGCAATCGACAAGTTCCAGTTAGTTGTCGAATAAAGTCGAAATAACACGACCGAAAGTATTTGAAATATACTAACGATAAATGTATAATAAACTTGTCTTTAAGAAAAGACCCTTAAACATTTTCAAGTTCTGGCAGGCGATATTGTTTGATTGGCGTTGGCAATATCGCCGCTACACTTGACACGATAGAACGCGTGTTCTATAATAATCGTATCGCTATCAAACGTGCAAGGGCAAGAGAGGGGAGTGCGGGTTTATGAGTAATGAGGAATACAGGCAAAAGATAACAAAAATGATTAATAAAATAGAAGATAACTGGATATTAGAACAAATATTTAAGTTTATATGCAATATGACAAAAGAGAGGGCGTAAACCCTCTCTTTCTTACTTTTCGTCTAGCAATTTCTTTGCGATACTTTCCAAGCATTCCCAATCTTTAGGTTCAAGCCTTGCCAATGCACTAACAAGCTTCTTTTCAAAGCTGTCATCGTTTAATTCCATAACTTCATTAACAAAAGCACCAATCTCTTGTTCTCTTGTACGAGATTTAAACATTTTTCCGTTTCCGGTTCGCAGCCATTCTTCATTTACATTAAGAATAGAACATAAAACTTTAATTGATTGTTCTGAAAGATTTCTGTTGCCATTTTCAACTAACGAAATGTAGTTTTTGGTAAGCCCTAGCTTTTCAGCAAATACATCTTGCGACATTTTTAATTCTTTTCGCAAGGCTTTTATTCGCTCGTTCACACTTCTCACCTCCCTGCATATATACAATAACATTAAAATCACACAATGTCAAACTTTTTTTGCTAAAATATGTTGACAGGTATTACTGGGTATGATATTATAATCACACAAAGTCAAATAGAAAGGAGATGAAAAAATTGAAAAAACCATCTATTTCAGATGTTGCATTAGTACTTTCAATATTTACTTTACTGTTTCAGATTTTTTGTCATTTTATTTTGCCAAAGCTTTGACAAAATCAATTATTTCTGAATGATGTACAGAAAATTCCATTAAAGCACAGATGATAGAAACAACCACGGAAATCCAACCTTTAATATCGGCTTTACTTGATGTTTTTAATGCGACATCAGCTTGCGTTTTGGAACTTTCAGCAATCTCTTTAGCGGAATCAGCTTGAGATTTAGCGGATTGAGCCATATCGTGAAGTTCTTTGCTTGTCTTTTCAAGATAAGCAGATTGACTTTCTAAAAGCTCATATGGAGATTTGCCTTTTTCATAATTAGGCATTTCCATATTTGGAACTGTTGGTTTGATAAACATATCATTTAAATTTGGATAATTTGGAACATATTGCATAGTAGTACCCCTTTGTTTTTTAAAACACATTATATCACAGAAAGGAAGTGAATTAAATGAGCGAAAAGGAAAAGGAAATCATCAAGAAGCTATCCGATACAATACCAAAACTTGATGATAGCAAGAAAAATTACATTCTTGGTGTCGCCGAGGGAATGGCAATGGTAAGAGAATCAGAGAAAGCCGATAGAAAGGAGCAAACTAATGAATGAAGTCAAGACGATAGAGCTTAGAACACCTATTGAAGTTGCCCTTGATATTGATAGTGAGGGGATGACAACAGCAAGAAAACTGTACAACTTCTTAGGATTAGCACAAGGGCAGTTTTCAAGGTGGGCGAAAAGCAATATTACAGATAATGAATTTGCCACAGAAAATGAGGATTATTGGCGGTTCGACATAGATGTCGAGACACCGACAGGTGGCATAGTAAAGAGAGATGATTATAAGCTCACAGCTCATTTCGCCAAGAAGTTATCTGTTAAAGGTAATTCAGAAAAGGCAGAAGAAGCAAGGGAATACTTCACAACAGTAGAAGAAAGAGTTAAGCAGAAAGCTATTGATGTATCACAGCTTTCACCACAGCTTAGACTTATGAATATGCTTGTTGAAAGTATGAACAAGGCAGAGATAGAGCAGAAGAAACAGGCAGAACAGATAGCCAAGGTTGAAACAACTGTTAACAATATGAAAGAGATTTTTACAGAGCCTATCGGCGATTGGAAGAATGATATTAATGCCAAAGTGAGAGAAATATCTATCAAAAGTGGCATTGATTATCAGGCACTTTATAATCAACTTTACGGCGAGTTGGAAATGACCGCACATTGTAGTCTTAAAAGATTGCAGGATAACAAGGTGGCAAGAATGGAAAAGGCAGGTAATACCAAGACGGCTATAAAAGCGGCAACAACCAAGATTGCTGTTATTTATGATAAGCCACAGCTTAAGGCAATATTTGAGAATATTGTTAAGAGATATGCTATGAAATATTGTGCATAAGGAGATTATATATGGACAGAATAGACGAATTTAATATGTTACAGGGTTTTAAGTTTCTTGAAGCATATGAACAGATTGCTGTTTCTGATGATGGTTCAATGGCAGATGTGATTGTTATGAAATTCTACAATGACAAGAATGTTGCTATTGAAATAACATTTATTGACGGAGAATGGCAGGTAGGTGAGCCATATGCTATTGATAATGATTTTAACCCAATCAATAAAGTTGAAAGAAAGGAGCACGGATGAGAGATTTTATTGAAAATGCCATAAAAGAGGAACTTACAAAAACAACAGAAGGCTGTATGTTTTATGTAAAGCGTTTACATAACTATAAGGATATAGGTGAATTAACTGGTTCTGTAAAAGAATTAATCACACAATATGGTCTATCTGCTTCGGAAGCTCAAGGTTTTTTGGAATATATGAAGATTATTGTTAGTGCTTCTTCATATATTCCTTGTGAAAAAGAAAAGCGTGACTATTCAACGGAAGTCGGCAAGTCAGCACTTTAGAAAGGAACAGGAATGAGAGAACCATACGTGATTAAAGGTGACGAACAGCAAAGAAGTTTGCAAGACTATGTAGAACAGATTGCTTTAGGTGTTGCTGATGATGTAATAAAAGGTGAGAAAAATGAGACAATACAGAGTGAATGTAGAATTCTCAATTCCCTCACCAATGCTTTACTGGCAATTAAATGCTAATAGCCAATGCGAAAAGGATTACCGATTGCTGTGGCTTTAGCTGGCTGCGACTTGATAGTACTCATAAATTCATCATAGTATTTGCGGCACTCTTCTTTGAATTTAGGAACATCACCTTGATAACCACATATTTTAGCAAGAGCATAAAGTTCAGCAAGCTTTGAGTTATCCATTAAATCACCTCTTTTCTATAGGGAGATAAAGGGATTATATCACAATTTTTTAAAATAAGGAGAAGTTTATGGAAGATATACAGGTAACACCACAGTATAGCATATCAGCAGAAGGGCTGATAGCAGAAAGAAACAAGTTAGAAGTCTCTATTACAGCATACAAGAAAGCTAAGAGAGACAGCAAGATAGCTGAATATTTATGGATGTTATCAGCAATATTATTTATTGTGTCAATGATATTTCAGCTCATTAATTAGAAAGGAGTTTTAGCAGATTGATATTTATTATTTCTGAAAAAGGCGAGCAGATTAATGAGGCAGAAAAGCTTGAAATCCTGGCACATATTGGCAGAAGAACAAGTTACCTCTTAGGAAGAAATAAACATTGTGAGCCATTAAGGAGCATAGTTACAAGAGATATTTTAGGGCAGTTAAAGCACGAATACGGGTGTGGTTTGAGTGAACTTAAAAAGAAGTACATAGCAGACACTCACGATTTTATCGACTGCTACGAACTGCCTACAATAATGAAAGAGAGATATAAGCTATGATACAGGGATTTATGCTAGGAACGATATTCGGGATGTTTTTAGAACTGGCTTGTATCGTTCTGACAATGGCAAGGACAAAGAGAAAAGAAAGGATTGAACAATATGAAACAGGTAAACGAGAAAGTAATAACAGTACAGGATTGCATTGATATTTACGAGAAAAAGGATAAGTATACAGTTATTGACGGTGGTAAAGTTGTTGGGTTTGTAGAGAAGAGAGAGGAGAACTAAAGATGAAAGAGAGAGATAACAATATTACAGTTTTTGGGTTAGTTGCAGAAGAACCAGCTTTTAATCACGAAGTTTTCGGAGAAAAATTCTTTAAGATGATGGTTTCGATTGACAGGGTTAGCGGAAAAGTAGATACACTTCCTGTTCTTATATCTGAAAGAATTGCAGATCTGAAAGAATTAAAAACAGGTACTTGCGTAATGATTACAGGAAGAATAAGAAGCTACAATGAGCATATAGGTGAAAAAAGCAAGCTGATATTAGCAATCTTTGCCGAAGTTATAGAGATATATGAAAACGAGGCAGAACTACCTTTTAATAATGATGTAGTTCTTAGAGGCTTTATTTGCAAAGAACCTATATACAGGGTAACACCTCTTGGAAGAGAAATAACAGATGTTCTCATAGCCATTAACAGAGCATATGGCAAGTCAGACTATATACCTTGCATAACTTGGGGCAGAACAGCTAAGTTTGTCGGTCACTTGCCAGTAGGAACACATATAGAAATGACAGGTAGGTTTCAGTCAAGACTTTATACGAAGAAGATAAGCGAAGATGAAATTGAAAACAGAGTAGCTTACGAGGTATCAGTAGGCAGAGTTGAGATTATAGAGGAAGAGGAGAATGCTGATGAATAGTGATATTACTGTTTCGGAATTAGCTAGTATGGCAGCAGATAATGAAAAGCGTTGTCAGGTATGGCATCCAGTTCAGGGTGTTATATTTGACGGCACATTTGATGAACTTGACAGACGGCATTATCTTGCGGATAAGACAGTTGATAACTTCTCAATAGAAGATGATGTGTTCATTATGAATATATAAATAAGGAAAGGATATGTTTATGAAAAGAGCAGTTTTAAAAAAAGTAACACTTGAAAACTTCATGTGTTACGCACACGCAGAGTTTGATTTTTACGCCATTACAAAGATTATGGCTAAGAATGGCAAGGGCAAGTCAACTATTGCGACAGCTTATCTGTGGTGCTTGTTTAACTGTGATTATGAGTTAAAGGATAATCCAGTTGTCAGACGAGAAGTTGACGGAAAATCCGTTGATGATATGGACACAAGCGTTGAACTTACACTTGATGTTGACGGAAAAGAAATCACTATGAAGAAAGTACAGAAGCGTACTTACAGCAAGGACGGCAGTTCATACAAGGACGATAACAAGTACTTTGTAAATGATGTGCCTAAGACTTTAAAGGATTTCAATACATACCTTGATGTTGATATGAATGTGTTTAAGATGTGCAGTAATGTGAACGCATTTCTTAATCAGAAACCGGCTGAAATGCGTGAGTACTTATTCGGTCTTGTAGGAGATGTTACAGACCTTGATATAGCTTCACAGAAAGCTGAATTAGCCGAGTTAGTTCCTTTATTAGAGAAATATACAACAGAAGAATTATCAGCTATGAATAAGGCTACCAAGACCAAGATTACAAAGGATTTGCCTATTCTTGATGGACAGATTAAGGAAAAGGAAAGAGATATTCAGCTTAAACAGGCTATTGAAGTATCCGACCTTGAATTGCAGAAGAACAGCCTTAAAGTGCAGATTGCTGATTGCGTGGCAAAGCAGACCGACAATGATAAGCTAATGGCTGAATATGATAAAGCTAGTTCGGATGTCCTTGATTTGAAGTTTAAGCAGGGAGACTTATTACGCAAGGCTAACGAGGAAAATGCTAAGGCTAGGAGAGATATTGAGAACAGGATTTCTAATAAGCAGTTTCTTGTTAGGCAGACAGAAAAGACTATTGCCGATACAGAAAAGAACATTGAGTACCAGCAGAATACCATTGATAGCATAAATAAGAATTTGCAGGATATAAGGAATCAATGGAAAGCAGAGAATGAACGCAAATTTGACGAAAACAGCCTTATTTGCCCTTATTGCAAACAGGAATATCCCGAAGATAAGAAAGAGCAGTTAAGAGCCGATTTTGATAGCCACAAGGCAGAAGAATTAAAGATTATCACAAGCAATGGCAACCTTTTTAAAGACAAACTTGATAAGAACAAGAAGATTCTTAAAGATTTACAGAAAGAGTTACCACAGCATAAAGAAAGCCTTGAAATGCTGAATGCAGCTATTGCAGACCTTGAAAAGCAGTTATCAGAGCTTCCACAGGAAATTGATGTGTCAACTACCGAGGAATACAAGGTGCTCGAACAGCAGATTGCAGAAAAAGAACAGGCTATGCACAAGGCTAACGACATTTCAAGTGTCAAGGCTGAATTAAAGGCACAGGAAAATGAACTTAGGCAGCAGTTGTCAGAATGTGAAAGCCAGATTGCAAAGTCTGATACGGCAGCAGACGAACAGCGACTTGAAGAACTGAGGGCAGAACAGCGTACACAGGAACAGAATAAGACTAATGCTGAAAAAATCCTTGATTTGCTTGATGAATTAGACAAGGCAAAGAATGAAACATTATCTGACAGTATTAACAGCCATTTCTTACTTGTTAAGTGGAAGTTGTTTGAACTGAACAAGTCTGGCGGTTACAAGTCGGTTTGCATACCTACAGTTAACGGAAAATCAATTCTTACAACTATGAGCAACAAAGGCAACAGGATTTTAGGTAGAGTAGATATTTGTAACTCTATTCAGAAGATTAGTGACATATCAGTGCCTATTATTTTAGATGATTCTGAAAGCCTTAGCACAGATAATCAGAAGAAAGTTGCTGAAATGGTAGATAGTCAGTTGATTATGCTGATTGTGAATGATAGTGAGAAATTAAAGATTATGGAGGGGTAATATGAAACTCTATTTTTACAAATTGAATACAGACGAAAGATACGGAAAAGCAGGAATTACAGTACAGGTCTGCGAAGCAGAAGAGAAACCCAAGACATACAAGTCTGTTGATAGAGTTTTTCCAAGCTACTCAAGCACAGTAAGAAAAGATAAAGAAGGGCAGATATTGGATTTTGGTTGCTTATTCCTTACAGAACCTAATTTTGAGTATGCCAAGGAGATATTTAAGAAACAGGCAGAATCAAAGATTGCACAGACAAAAGGAATGCTTGAAAGAGAAGAAAAGAAATTGAAGATAATCGAAGAAAGCGAGGATTAATTATGGCAGAGAATACAGCAGTTGTAGAAAAGAAAGCGTTTACTACATCATTAAGTGAGTGGAGTAATACAATGACAGGGCTTATCATCAATGATTATAAGGCTGTTGGAATGGATATGGACGATTACGCAAAAGAGTGTGCTATGGAAGCTATGACAAGCATATTTAATCTTGTTAAGAATGACCCTAAGATTGATATGAGAAACCTTGATACAAGTAATTTAAGGGGCATTGTTAAGCGTTGTGCAAGTCTTAAGTTAAATGCTAGTGCATATCCAAGAGAGTGCTATTTTCAGTTAAGAAATGTAAAGGTGGGAACTGACCCACAGACAGGCAAGGATATATGGCAGAAACAGGTTGAAATGGGAATCGAGGGTACAGGTTATGACTCTTTGCTCGCCAACTACGGAAAAGATGTTAAACAGGTATATCCGTATTGGGTAATTAAAGAGGGTGACAAGTACATACCGCCTAAACATAAAGGACTTACAGTTACAGAGCCGGAGTGGGAAGAAAACGGATTATCTGATAAAGCGGTAAGAGTTGTATATCCTGTTAAGCTATTAGACGGCACAGTAACATATCTTTCTGCTGATAGAGACAGTGTTAAGGTAAATCTGTTAGCGCATGTTAAGCAAAACATAATGAATGAGACTTTTGGTATTTGTGAGGATAGATACCACGCCACACCAAAGCAGAAAGCAGAAATTAAGGCTAAGAAAGACGAGATACTCAATGCCTTAAGAGTGTGCAAGACGGTTGATGAAATGCTTGAATGTGAGCTTGCAAGACCTTTTATAAGCGGTGCTTGGCTTGATACCCCAGAGAGTATGATACAGAGAAAAATGTGTAACAATGCAACAAGGAAATATCCTAAGAACTATGACCCAATGGCACGACAGGCACAGGTTGAAATGGACGAGGTATATCAAGTTACACAGGCTGAAATTGCCGAAAATGCTAATACTGTTGAGTTTATAGAAGATAAGGCAGATGTAGTTGACGACACAGCCGCAGAAGCAACCGAAGAACAGGCAGAAGATAGCACATTACCGCCATTTATGCAGGCAGAATAGGGGGATTGAGTATGAGAGTAATTTCACAGGACGGAAGAATTGATATTCCATATGATTATTTTACATTAGCTACAGCTGATGAGAAACATGGAGCTTTAGAAGTAGCGAGTATCTATTGTCGAAATTTTTCGTCAGATAGTGGTGCAAAGTTAGCTGAATATTTAAGTGTGGAAAAAGCAATTAAAGCTATAAAAATGTTGACGGAAACGCAGAAAATGGAGTCAGTAGAATTTGAAGATAGAATTTATCATAGAAATTTAGTTTTTCAATTCCCACAGGATGATGAAATCGAGGTGTGAGTATGAAATTAACTTGCTTAGGCTCATCATCAGCAGGAAATTGCTATTTGCTACAGGCAGACAGCGGAGAAACACTTATCCTTGACTGCGGAATACCGATTAAGGAGATTAAAAAAGGCTTAGATTGGAACATTAAAGGTATTGTGGGTGTGTTATGCACCCATAAACACCTTGACCACAGCAAGTCATTAAACGATTTTAAATCTATGGGAATACCAATTTATGCACCATATTTGAAGATTGATTATATGTCAATGAATATGGGCGGATTTACAGTAAAACCTTTTGATTTGACAACAATAGACGGAAATTGGACACACACCAATGCAAATGGCGAACCTTGCCCGATATTCGGATTTCTGATTACACACCCAGAAATGGGGAGAATGCTTTACATAACGGATTGCGAAGTTATTAAGTGGAAATTCAAGGACACAAACCACATTCTCTTAGGTGTGAACTATGACAAGGATTTAATCGACAGGGATAACACGGGCAAAGCTAATCACGTATTCAGAGGTCATTTAAGCATTGATACCGCTTGCGATTTTGTTAAAGCTAACAATTCAGACAGCTTGCAGAACGTCATAATGTGCCATTTATCAAGTGAAAATGCTGATAGAGATAGTTTTATCGAGAAGATGAAAAAAGTTGCTTGCGGGGCGAATGTAGATGTTGCGGTTGCAGGAAAAAGTTGGGATTTGAAAAATCCTAGTGAATGTCCGTTTTAGAAAGGAGAACTGAGAAGTGAAAAATGTAACAGTTGATGATTTAATAAAAATTCTTGATACAAAAGGAAATAGATATGGTGGTGCTACAGGAAAACCAAGAATGTTGAATCTATCTCTAAATGGCAATTTTGCCGGAAGTGTCGAATCTGTAAAGCTAGATGGTTATGGAGATGGACTTATTACGGACGTGACGATGGAGATTACTTCATCTAAATTCACAACAACCAATGCCGACAGGATAAGAAATATGTCGGATGAAGAGCTGGCAGAGTTTCTTATAACTTTTAAGAACACATTCGGCGAAGAATACGAGGGAGAAGCTAGTTGTATGGATTGGCTTCAATCAGAAGCGGAATAGGAGAGAATATGGTTGAAATTCCATTATACAGAAGCGTACCAACAATGAGAAATTATGAAGATTATATCAGTGAATGCGATTACACAAAAGGTTGGAATGACGCTATGGATTTTATTTTCCCAGAAGCAAAAAAGAAGCGTGAAAAGGAAAGAACAAAGAAAAGTATGTCCATAATCAAATAAATGCTGAAAGGAGAGAATATGAAGTATATAAGCAATGCAAAATATGGAGAGCTAGTTGAAACAGGAACTGTCTACAGAGGTGACAATAAAAGATTAGATATATGTGTTCATACGCTATGTGGTTGTGGAGAAACACTATATATGAATTGTCGAACACTAGGCATTGTGGATAGAAAATTAAACAGTACATCTGTGATAGCTGCTATAAATGAAGCTCAATCGTTAGTGAGACAGGAACTTGATTTACTTAGCAAAGAACTTAATGCCATATTGAATAGTGAGATTGAAATATCAAGGTATTAGAAAGGATAGAATATGGAAGATAGATATTTATTTAAGGCTAAAAGAATTGATAACGGAGAATGGGTTCAGGGCTATTTATACGGCATTTGGGAAAAGCGGTATATTCTGTGGGGAATGACAAATGATGTGCCTAATATGATTGAAGTAGACCCATCCACCATCTGCCAATGCACAGGCTTGAAGGATAAGAACGACAAGCTGATTTGGGAGAATGATGTTGTAAAAATAAATAATAGCAAGGTGAATACGCTTATAACATTTAGGGATTTTGAAATTATATGTACAATTCCTAACGAAAAATATTATAAGCACAGACTTGAATATGATACTGAATATGAAGTTATCGGCAACATCTTTGACAATCCTGAGTTATTAGAAAGTGAGGAAAAGTAATGAATCGTATAATTTTATGTGGCAGACTGACTAGAGACCCAGAGATTAGATATTCACAGACAGTAAACGGAAGTATGGTAGTGGCAAGATACACATTAGCTGTTGACAGAGCTTTTAAGAAAGAGGGCGAACAGGCAGCAGACTTTATTAACTGTATCGCATTTGGCAAGAACGGAGAGTTTGCAGAGAAGTATTTACATCAGGGAACTAAGATAATTGTTGAGGGCAGATGGCAGACAGGCAACTATACTAACAAAGACGGACAGAAAGTCTACACTAATGATTGTGTTGTTGAAAGACACGAATTTTGTGAAAGTCGTGCTAATCAGCAGAATAATAACAGTAACGGAATTATGGGCGGTAATGCTAGTTCAGACAGCTTTATGTCAATTCCAGACAATGTAGCTGACGAAGGATTACCATTTAATTAAAGAGGTGCGAGTATGACAGAGAATGAAGCAATAGAAAAGCTGAAAAATATGCGATTGTTTATGCAGATTGAGGACGAGAATAACGACTGCGAGTTTACAGAAGATGATTACAAGGCTAACGAAATGGCAATACGGGCGCTTGAAAAGCAGATACCGAAGAAACCAACATATGAGGGTGATGGATATGCCCCAGACGGAACACTTGTATATGATACTTGGATTTGCCCTTGCTGTGGTAAGAGGTATGAGGTTGACTATGATGATTATACTTACTGCCCTAATTGCGGTCAGAAGTTAGATTGGAGCGATGAAGAATGACACTTGAAGAAAGAAATGAAATGAAAGACAAAGAAAGAATTAAACAGTTTTTAGAAAACACTATGAGAAAACTGTGTGATGATTTGTCCGACAATGATAATTTAGGCGCAATGGCAATAAAAGAGGCAACAGATATAATGTTAAAACTTTCAAACTCTTATAAAAATATGGGGTTTGATAAAAATGCAGATAAGGATAGGATTGTTGATGCCTTAAAAACAGACTCTTCTGTGAAATTATATGGAAGTGGTAATAGCAATAATTTTTTAATTCCAGTAGATAGGGCGATTGAGATAGTAAAGGCAGGTGGCAATTATTGAATTATCAAAACATAGCAAGAGCCAAGGCAATTGAACAGGAAAACAAAAAGCGGCTATTGAAGCTGAATCCAAAGCTGAATGACAGGAGTGGGATTTACTTCCTACTCCGAGAAGATGAAAACGGATTTAAGTATGCGTATATCGGACAGGCAGTACATACACTTAGCAGATTGGCAAGCCACCTTGTAGGTTATGCACAGCATATAGACCTTAGTTTGAAACGCCATAAGCTGTACGACAAAGAGAAAAATCCTTATGGCTGGCGAGTTGAATTTCTGAATTTCCCAGAGAGTCAGCTTGACGAGAAAGAGAAGTATTACATCAAGCTATATGCCGATAAGGGTTATCAGCTTAGAAATGTCAGTTTAGGCGGTCAAGGAGAAAATCGTGCTAGTGGTTCAATAGGCGAGAGAAAAGCACCTAAAGGTTATATGCAGGGCATACAGCAAGGCAAAAAGGTGTTAGCAAGGCAATTATCCTCTATCGCTGAAAAGCACCTTAAAATCGAAATTAGAGACGATAAGGCCAATAATAAGGTGTCGCAGAAACAGTATGAGAAATTTATGGATTTATTGAAAGTGGGTGGTTCAGAATGAAGATTTTAAGCAAGAAGAAATACAACAAACTCATTGAAGATTTTGAGGAATTGCAGAAAAAGGTCGAGGAACTCAAAAGGATAAATGAGAGCATCGGAAAAAAGTTGGAAGATAATAAGACCGGTTGCAGGCTGAATAAAGGTAGTCAATTTTGCTTCGACTGTAAAAATTCTTACAGATACAGAACTTATATGGGAATGGGAGAAGTTGAACAGTGTGGTTGCTTGCTTGATGTGTCTTGCGAGAATTTTGAGAGGAAAGAAAGCGAGTGATTCAGAATGAAAAGAAATGATTGCATAGAGGTATTAGGTCACTTGAAAGAAAAGCTGAAAGAAAAAGATATAATTGCCGTACAGGATAGCGAAGATGATTATAAATGTCCTGTATGCGGTCAGATTTTTACAGGTGAAGATATTATTAAATACTCTTACAAGTGGTGCTATAACTGCGGCCAGAGAATAGATTTTGCTCTTCCGAGAAACAGATTTAATTAACTAAAAATCAAAGAAAGGAATGGGTTGTGCGCACATAAAACCGAGGTTTCCTTTTGGTAGATTTAGAATGTATAAAAAGAAGATTAAATGCGAGATATATCGTGATTCTATGCAGAATTACAAGAAATACGCAATACCCCCAGCACAGCTTATTATTGCTGATGTTCCTTACAATGTAGGAACTAATTTCTATGGAAGTAACCCTATGTGGTACAACGGTGGCGATAATAAGAACGGAGAGAGCAAACTTGCGAAGAAAGCAGCTTTCAATTCAGATTTTAATTTCAATCTGTATGAATACTTCCATTTTTGCTCAAAAATGTTGAAAAAAGAGGACGCAAAGCCTATCGCAAGGGGCAGAAGTAGTAACAGTCCTTGTATGATTGTATTTTGTTCATTTGAGCAGTTGTCAACATTGATTGCGGCGGCGAAGAAACACGGATTTGTTAATTACATACCGCTTGTATTCTGTAAAAATTACAGCCCACAGGTACTTAAAGCGAATATGCGTATCGTTGGTGCTACGGAATATGCACTCGTACTATACCGAAATAAGTTACCGAAATTCAGAAACGGCTTGCAGATTGATGAAAACGGAAAGAATATCAGAGGTACAGGGCATATGGTATTTAATTGGTTCAACTGGGAGAAAGACGGAAAAGACATACCAAAAATTCATCCAGCACAAAAGCCTGTAGCAGTCCTTAAAAAGCTGATTGAGATTTTTACAGACGAGGGAGATACTGTTATTGACCCTTGTTGCGGTAGCGGTAGCACGCTAAGAGCCGCCGCAGAACTTGGCAGAAGTGCATACGGATTCGAGATTGACAGAAACTTTTACGAGCGTGCAAAGAATGAAATGCTTGTATTTGAAAAGGACAGTCAAATGAATATAAGTGATTTTATAGGAGATACAGTATGAAAGACGAAACAAGGCAGGAAATACAGATTTTACTTGACCTACTTAAAGGCAGCCTTACAAGAAATGGTGTAAGTATGGCAACCGACAATAGTGGCAACTTGATGTTCTTTGATACGTCTGTCTATGTTAGAAGTAAAGGCAAGGAATTTGACGGATTCAGAGTTAATATTAACGATTTAGTGAAGTAATAATGTGGCAGAACTTGAAGAGGTAATTATGGCAGGCAATTTTATTAAAATTGACAGAAAAATTTTAAAGTGGGAATGGTGGAGTGATATTAATACATTCAGGCTTTTTATGTATATGTTGATAAGTGCCTATTGGAAAGACGGAAATTATAAAGGCAAGATAATTGAAAGAGGGTCCTTCCCCTCTTCAATATCTGAATTATCAAAAGAAACTAACTTGTCTGTAATGGAAATTCGTACCTCACTAAAACACTTACAATTAACAGGCGAAATAACAAGCAAAGCAACAAACAAATTCACGATATTTACTGTGGTTAACTACAATTTGTATCAAACGGATAACAAGCAAGATAACAAACAAATAACAAGCAAGATAACAAACAATCAACAAACAGATAACATTCTATTAACAAACTCTATATTAAAAGAAAGTAAGAATGAAAGAACAGAAGAAATTAAAGAAGATAAGAATATAAAAGAAAAAGATATTACTAACGTAATATCTAAAAAGAAAAGTTATTACCCAGATGATGAATTACTTGATGAAGCATTTAACGAGTATGTGACAATGCGTAAGAGAATTAAAAAACCTATATGCACTGACAAGGCATTGCATAGGGCTATGAATACTCTTGAAAAGCTATCGGGCGGAGATAATGACTTAGCTGTTAAAATTCTTAATCAGTCAGTAGACCATTGTTGGCAAGGACTGTTTGAATTGAAAGAAGATAATTCTAATAAGCAGCAAGGCAAGAAAAATGTATTTGATGAATGGATGGAGGCAATGAAATGACAAGGGAACAGGTCGGAAAACTTCTAATGACGATACAAGCTTATTATCCTAACTACAATCCGCCAGATAAAGAGATTACTCTTAATGCTTGGTATATAATGCTTGCTGAATATCCAGAAGAATTAGTTTTACAGGCATTAAGAGCTTGTATTGCAACTAATACTAGCGGTTTTGCACCAGATGTAGGGCAGATAATGAGTAAGATACAGACTATATCGCAGCCACAGGAACTTGACGGAATGGCAGCTTGGGGATTGGTTAGTAAGGCGTTAAGGAATGGCACATATGGGGCAGTTGAAGAATTTAACAAGCTGCCGCCACTTGTCAGGCAGGCGGTTGGTATGCCAGACAACCTTAAAAACTGGGCGACATCAGATTATCAGACGATTGAAACAGTAATACAATCGAATTTCTTAAGAACCTATGAAACAGTTGTTAAGCGTGCAAATGAAATAAATCGTATGCCAGACGACATTAAGTCACTTATCGAAAAGACGAATGCAAATTCGTATAAGGCTCAAATCGAGCAAAAATTCCAAAGAGATATAAATACATTACAAATTAAAGAAAATGCCCTTATTGGTCAAAATACAAACGCAGAAGAATATATTGAAGCACCTAAAGAGGTACAAGATAGAATTGACAGAATGAGAGGTTGATTTTCAATGGAGACAACGCCAATTAGTCCGCAGAAGAAATTATATAATTACCGCCGAGAGAATGGATTGTGCCCTAAATGCGGCAAGCCGCTTGATAGAAAAGGCTTTTATTGTGAAGAATGTAAGGAGAAGCAAACGGCTTACAGTAGAGAAACTAGAGAACTTTGCAGGCAGTTTAAAATTTGCCCGGAATGTCGCAAAAATAAACTTGTGGGTGATGAAAAGATATGTCCGGAATGTTTGGCTAACAAAGCTGAATATAGAGCTAATCACCCATTAAGTGATGATAAGCGAAGAAAAAACAATGAAGCATTTAAACAATATTCAAAAAACTTATACGCTGAACGTAGAAAAGCTGGCATATGTGTTAGATGTGGTAAGACTAAAGCTGTTAAGGGCAAAGCAAAGTGTTTTGTATGTCAGAGTAAAGACAATGCTATCCACAGAAAAAGAACTGAAAATAGGCAAAATATAAAAGAATATCGCAAAGAAAATCACTTGTGCTATCGTTGCGGAGAACCTATTGACAGACCACAAGGGCAATTGTGTCAGAAATGCTGGCAGACAGACTATGAAAGGGGTAAAAGCCTTAAGAATGATAATAGCAAGCACTACTGGCGATACGACAATCAGTTTCTGAGAAAGAAGTGA